AAAACCGCCACGCCATCGGCGACCCCAAGCGATACCCCATCGACTGGGTGTTTTGCTCACGGCGCTGCCAGGACGCGTTTCACAAGTGCTACGGCAATTGGTCGCAGGCGCTGGAGCGGGACGTTCCATCGGGGGCCGCCGTGCTTGACGTAACACCCCTGGAAAAGGCAGCCATGCGCATGTGCCTCAAACCCTTTGGCGATGCGGCCAGTGCTATCGGTTTCGACAAGCCACTGGGGGCTTATTCCGAAGCCGAGGCACTGTCTGTGATCGACGCCATCGTCACCGGCTATGTCGCTGAAATGGCGGCGCAGCACGAGCGCACCAAGTACCCGGCCGTGCGCATGCCCGGACGGACGCCGGTCAGCGATCCGCTGTGCGATGCCCTCGTGCCATTGGTAGAGAACCCGTTCGCGGACATGGAAGACGACCTGCCATGGGAGACCAAGCCATGATCGATTTCAACTCATCGGCGAGTCTCTCCGGTCGACTGCAGGAACTCATGGACCGCTCGCTTGAAACGGAACGGGATGCCACACCGGCGCGGGAATACCTCGGTGCATCGCGTCTGGGCGCAGCCTGTGAGCGCCAGTTGCAGTACGAGTACGCCAAAGCACCGGTCGATCACGGCAAGGGTTTCTCGGGGCGCCTGCTGCGCATCTTCGAGCGCGGCCACCGCACTGAAGAGATGGTGATCCGCTGGTTGCGCATGGCGGGCTTCACACTCAAGACCGAGGATGCCAACGGCCACCAGTTCGGCTTCTCTGTTGCCGGCGGTCGTCTGCGCGGTCATGTTGACGGCGTGCTGATCGCTGGACCCGAGGGCTTTGCCTACCCCTCCCTTTGGGAAAACAAATGCGTCAATGCCAAATCATGGCGTGATCTGGAAAAGCACAAGCTCGCCGTCTCCAAACCGATCTATGCCGCGCAGATCGGGCTGTACCAAAGCTATCTGGAGTTGCACGAGCATCCGGCGCTCTTCACGGCGGTCAACGCCGACACCATGGAGATCTACGCCGAGTTGATCCCGTTTGATGCCTCTTTGGCCCAGCGCATGTCGGACCGGGGTGCGCGCGTGATCACTGCCACCGAAGCCGGAGATCTCCTGCCGCGCTCCTTTACCGATCCCACCCATTTCGAATGCAAGTTCTGCCAGTGGGCAGATCGTTGCTGGAGGACCAATCCATGAAACCCATAACGCTCCAACCCACAGTGGTGAGGGAACCCTTTGTCGATGCCGGCGAAGCAGCTTTCACCATGAATCTGCCGATGTACTACCTGACCAATGCTCGCCAACGAGCGAAGCTGCGCATCCCGCACTACCGCATTGGTCGCATGCTGCGCTTCAAGCTCTCGGAACTCAGTGCATGGCAGCAAATGAAATCCTCTGCCGAGGGGGGATCGGTATGAGCGATTACAGACTAAAAGTCACCATCCGCAATGCACGTTTGTTGCGTGCCATCGAGGCCGCCGGGTACCGCCCGGGCTTGAGTTTCGCCGCAGTTGTCGGCATAGAGTACGGCAGGGATCTATTGCCCTATTTGAACCTCACACGCTCGCCGCTGGGTCCGGACGGTTTGCTGCGTGACAGTGCTTGGGCGCTATGTGACTACCTTGGCGCCTCACCCAACGAGCTCTGGTCAGATGAGCAGTTGACCCCGCTTGACAGCAATGCCTTCCACAAGGACTTGTCCTATGACCAGGTCAAGGCCCTGTCTTCGACGCCAGACGATGCTGACCTTGATCCGCAGGTGTTGGCAGGAAAGAGCCAAGCGGCTCGCCTGCTTCTGGAGTCGCTTGACACGCTGACGCCCAAGGAGGCTCGGGTCATTCACGAACGCTTCGGGATCGGAACATGTGAGTCGACTTTGGAGGAGGTGGCGTCTCGCCTGGACGTGAGCCGCGAGAGGGTTCGCGAAATCGAGTCGAAGGCGCTGTACAAGTTGCGCAAATCAACGCGCGGGTTGGCTGCAGTAGCTCAGGCGTTCGACATTGCGGTGCCGACCGTGCGATCTCGCGCTACGAATACGGAGGGTCGGCATGCTTGACTTCAATGATTCCGACGCGCCTGTGCTCCCGGTTGCCAATCTCGATTCTCAACGCGAGGAGATCCGCGCCGCACTGCTGGCTCGACTCGAATCGGTATTGATGACGATGTTTCCCGCCGGCAAGGTCCGACGCGGCAAGTTCTACATTGGAGACATTGTTGGCAGCCCAGGCGACAGCTTGGAGATCGTGCTCACTGGTGACAAGGCGGGTTTGTGGACTGATCGAGAAAACGGCTCCGGCGGCGATCAGTACGATTTGATTGGCGGCCACTATGGCATCAATGTCCAGACCGACTTCCCCGCAGTTCTGGCCAAGGCTGCCAACTTGGCTGGCGCAGCAACGCTCAATCCGGCGCGCAAGGCCAAGCGCGAGGCGCCCACCGACGATCTCGGTCCAGCCACCGCGAAGTGGGATTACCTGGACGCCGCGGGTCACCTGATTGCTGTGGTCTACCGCTATGACCCACCGGGCAAGCGAAAGGAGTTTCGCCCCTGGGATGCCAAGCGCCACAAGATGGCGCCGCCAAATCCGAGACCCTTGTACAACCAGCCCGGTATGACCCAAGTCGACCATATTGTCATGGTCGAAGGCGAGAAGTGTGCGCAGGCTCTCATTGACATCGGCGTGTGCGCCACCACCGCCATGCATGGCGCCAACGCCCCCGTCGACAAGACCGACTGGTCCCCTTTGGAAAACAAGCATGTCCTGATCTGGCCAGACAAGGACAAGGCAGGGTGGGACTACGCGGACCGTGCCTCGCAAGCAATTCTCGGTGCGGGCGCCACTTCCTGCGCCATCCTTTATCCGCCGGCGGACATGCCAGAAGGGTGGGATGCGGCCGATGCGCTGCGGCCGATCAAGGACGGCGCCGCCGAAGTACAGGCATTCGACGTTACAGGCTTTCTTCGCGCCGCTGACCGCCTGCCCGTGGTCCGGCAGGTCGAGGATGCCACTCCCACTGATCTCGTTGATGGTGTTGACTTCACGACTGAAGACGGCCTTGCGAACGCTTTTACGCGCCGCTACGGTACCGATTGGCTTTACTGCGCCGATTGGGGCAAATGGCTGGTCTGGAACAGCGTGCGCTGGAACATGGACAGGTCACTTTACGTGAATTTCCTGTCCCGCACGATCTGTCGCGCCGCCTCATTCAAGGCGAGCTCCGCGCGACTGAAGGCGCGCCTGGCCAGTTCGTCCACGATCTCGGCCGTTGAACGCATTGCCCGCAGCGACCCACGTCATGCATCGCTTGTCGAGCATTGGGACGCGGATCCCTGGCTGCTCAACACGCCGGGCGGTGTGATCGATCTGCATACGGGTGCAAAGCGTGCCCATCAACGTTCGGACCGCATGACCAAGGTCTGCACGGCGGTTCCTCAAGGCGAGTGCCCAAACTGGCTTGCCTTCTTGAACGACGTAACCGGCGGTGATACGGAGTTGGTCGCCTATCTGCAGCGAGTGGTGGGCTACTGCCTGACCGGGGACATTAGCAGTCACGCATTGTTTTTCTTTTACGGCACCGGTGCCAATGGCAAGTCGGTGTTCCTCAACGTGATCTCCACCATCCTGGGTGACTATGCGGCCAATGCGCCCATGGACACGTTTATGGAAACGCGTTCAGACCGGCATCCGACCGATCTGGCAGGCCTGCGCGGCGCGCGCCTGGTGTCAGCAACCGAGACCGAGCAGGGCCGGCGTTGGGCGGAGTCGAAGATCAAGGCGATCACCGGGGGCGACCCGGTCACCGCGCGCCATATGTACAAGGACTTCTTCACCTATCCGCCCGGGTACAAGCTTCTGATTGCCGGCAACCACAAGCCCGCCATCCGCAACGTCGACGAAGCCATGCGCCGTCGGCTGCACCTGGTTCCGTTCACGATCACCGTGCCATCAGAGCGGCGAGATCCGCGGCTCACTGAGCGCCTGCTGGCCGAGCGCGATGGCATTCTGGCATGGGCAGTCCAGGGCTGCCTGGATTGGCAGCAAATGGGACTCAAAGCCCCGGCCAGCGTCATGAGCGCGACCGACGAGTATTTGGAGGCCGAGGATGCCATGGGACGCTGGCTTGAGGACCGGTGCCGATCTGGGGCCAGCGACAAGGCCTTGACCATCACCTTGTTCAACGACTGGAAGCAATGGGCGGAAGTGAGCGGCGAATTTGTTGGCTCCATGCGCCGCTTCGCTGATGCGCTGATCACACGCAAGTTCGATAAGTGGCGCAACTCAATGGGCGCCCGCGGCTTTGTTGGCATTGACCTGAAACAACCCACAAGCACAGGTCAATCGTCCTATCCCTACATGAATGACTGAGCACAAAACATGACAAACACACCCGATTTCCGACGCAGTCTGACACAGCCGACAGCAAATTACAGAAGTTCTCCTTACGTGCGCGCGCCTAAGCAGGAGTTCTGTGTGGTGGTGTCGGCT